GAACCACTCACCCTGGCGCGACCAACGAACAGCGTCGGTATTGCCATCGATGACCCGGATGGTCGGGAGATTGAGCTTGTTGGCGATGGCACGGACGATCGACTCATCGTTCGTCCCTTCCACGATGTTCCAGATCTCGTCCATCACCCACGAGAGGTACACCTCGCGGGCTCTGCCGTGCTTCGCGTAGAACCGCTTCGAGTTCCAGAGGTGGAACGCAGTCTTGTTCTTCACGGGATGATCAGCGGCAATGTCGAGCGTGGTGATCTTACCCACGCGCTTTTTCATCACTGCGGCGAGCATTGGGAGCGAATACTGCTCGGCAAACACCATCTCGGTGATCGGCAGGTCGCGGCCTGATCCCTTGATCAGAACCTTGTGCGCGGCTGTCACCCCCTTGATTGACCCACGGATCATCAGGGACTCCGCAAGGTGGCGGTATTCCTCCAGGATCTCCTGGTCGTTGAAGCCCAGTATCGCCGTGTTGAGCGGTGAGACGCATGGAAGTTCTGTAGTCTTGATGATGTCTTCAGCTTCAGACCATAGGCTATTCCAGGCATATACTTCCCAGTGGCGCGGCTCGTCATGCAGCACGTTCACGTCGTTCCACGTCGACGGCCGCTTCCACAGCACTGCATCGAGATCGACGAGGATGCACGGAGCCTTGAGCAGGTTGAGTGCGGCGATCTTACCAGCGGCCCAGTAGGTGTCCTGATTGATCTTTGGATCGATCCGGAGTCGCAGCACCCCGTCGTAGAGCTTGCTGATGCCGGTCGATTCAGCGAACTCCTGGCCGAGCTCATCGCAGCACAGCATGATGGGTCCGATCATGTCTCGATACGCCAGTGCGCTGAGCATCATCGTGGCGATCTCGAAGTCCTCGAGGGGCTTCTTGTAGACCAGGGCGTGTGCCCCGATTGGGTCTTGGATGTACAGGCTTAATCTATTCATTGGAACGAGTTTGGTTTTTCTTTTGCGAGGCGGACGAGATGCGGTTTGAGGCCTGGAGATGGTTTGATCTTCAGCACGAACTGCGGGGGCTGAAACACCTTGAACTCTCCGACTCCTTGTCGCCCTGCGCGGAAAGTTGCGTGAATGGTGCCGATTCCAGGGAGCGCGACTCGCTCTCCGTTGGCGATCTTCGAGAAGATCCAGGCGATGTAAGCCCGGGTGATCTTCGCAGGCTTGTTGCATGGGCTTTTCTTGGCGTACCCGTAGACCTCGTGCGCGAAGTCAGTGTGGGTGTTGAGCCGATTGTTGTAGGAACCTTTCCGCAGCAGCCGCTTGGGATAGGCACTGCGAGCAGACGAACTGGTTGAGCTCGGAGTCGAACCACTTGTGGGGTCCGTCGGATTCACAGAGGTAGCATCGTTGTTCATTCCTGTTTTTGGGTGGGACGTATCTGATGGAAGTCTTCGGTTTCATTCGTCGATGGGACTGATTCCCGTGAATCTACAGAACTGGCCCTCGTACCAGAGCTTCACGATTCCGCACTCACCGTCGCGTTGCTTCGCGATGATGAGCTTCGCCTCCCCTCGAGGCTCTCCCCGGTTCCTGTCGAGTAGGCACACAGTGTCGGCATCGCGCTCGATCTGTCCGGATTCGGCCAGGTCGCTGAGCTTCGGGGTGCGGTTTTTCTCCTTTTCCGATTCGCGGTTGATCTGCGCGAGGCAGACCATCGCCACATTCGAGGCGACCGCGCAACCCTTCAGCTTGGTCGACACCTCGCCGACCTCGTAGGTGCGCTTCTCGTGCTTACCAGAGGCTTGGATCTTCTGGAGGTAGTCGATGATCACCAACTTCACCTTGTGCCGCCGCACAGCCCTGCGGATCGACGCGGTGATGGTTGAGACCGTCCCGCCCGATGACACGTCGAGGAAGTGCAGCGGGGCTCTGGAGATCTTCACGCCGGCCGCTCCGATCTTCTTGAAGTCGCCCTCATCGAGGTCGGCCGTCTTGATCGTCTGCATGGGCACGCCGGCCACGGTCGACACCAGTCGGCGCATGAGGGCCTTCTCGCTCATCAGGAATCCGGAGACGACCGTCTTCGAGTTCGCGGTCGCCGGCATGACCTCCTGCTCCATCGAGATGCCAGCCTCGAGTTGAGAGATCGCAGCGTCGACCGGCGTCGATGAGTTTCCCGAGTCGGTCACTAGCCGCTGGCCAGCTTCACGTAGCCTGCGACGAGTGAACGCTTCGCGAACCCCCTGGACGTGGTAGCTCAGGTTGTGCTCCGAGGGACAGGAGTCCATCGCCTTGCTCCACACCTCGATCGGCATGGGCTTCTTCGAGTACACCTTCTTCCATGCTCGACCCAGCGTGTCCATGCCTGGCTTGCCGCCTTCCTTGAGGATCGCATCAACCAGGTCGAGCGACTCCCTGACCGTGTCGTTTGTCAGCAGGCCTGCGTGCATCTGGGCGACGGCATCGGCCGCAGTCTCGGTCGATCCGATCAGGCAGGCTCCAAGGATCCCGAGCTCGTCGGACTCTGAGAAATACACATCTGTGTTTTCTAAACTCACAGCGAGTGCCTCCAGTCGGTTGGATCATTACGCCACTCTTGGCCTGGAGTAATAGGCGGTGGCGGAACCTTTTTATCGTTGTCTGGATGAATGCCTGCCCAGTTATTGGCCATAGCACGCTCGATCGCTTTTGGTAATTCGCTGGGGCCGTATTCAGTTTCCCACTTCTTTAGTGCCGCTGTGAGTCCTGTGACCTTGTAGGACTGACCTTTCTCCTTCTTGTGCTTCATCCACAGCTTCACTGCAGCAAGGCATTCGATCGTTCGTAGTGCTTCCGGAAGCTCAACTCCATGAGCAACGAACCAAGGCGAAGGAGGGAGCGAAGCGTCAGCGGAGCCCTGTTCCTTCTTCTCTATCTTCTCTATCTTCTCTTCTCTATCGGTTAGCCGGTCGGATACCGGAGGGTTAACCGGTCGGTTTCCCTTCGGTTTCTTACCACTCGGTCTACCGCCCTTTTTGCCGTTGTTCCATGCTGAAATCAGCGAGGCGTTGACCTCTGCCCACCCCCTGGCAACGACGGCATCTCCGTCCACTTCGAGGTATGTTTCGAGCATCGCATCCCACAGGGTTTGTGGGTCGGTTTCCCACCGGCAAACCGAGGCTAAAACGGTCGGTTTCCATCCGGTAAACCGGTCGGTTTTGCGAGCCTGGCAGTGAGCCCAGAGTCGGAGCACGTAGATCGGTGCGACCTCAGTTCCGAGTAGGCGTACAAGAAGCCTGGTTTTCCAGTGATCTAAAAAGTCTGGTTCTACAATCATCCCTCTCCTCCCCCTTTATAAAAAGGGATCCACAGTATTAACTCCGTGGATCCCTATTGTATTACTACTAGACTGACAGCACCTGTCGCTCAGAGGCGATGTCGCGGGTGTCGGCCTTGTGGTCCGAGTACTTCTCCGGGTATCGCACCTGCAGCTTTCGGATGTTGGCTGCAAGTACGTTCGTGAACTGGATCCCGGCCATGTTGCAGAGGCTCTTGATGATCTCGACCATCAGCTGACAGGTCTGCGCGAAGGTAACCTTGTCGATCTGGCGACCGTAGAAGACGTTCTTCTTGGTCATGTCCAGGAGGTGCGCGGACTGCTCGCAGAGGTTGCGGATGGCAACGCCCTGGCGCAGGCCATCGAACACCCTTGTGCAGACCGGCTCGAAGTCGACCGGCTTGATGGTGTCCACCGCGATCGCGATGTACCAGCAGATGTCCCCGAGTTCCTCGGTGAGGTTGCTTTGGTCGGTGAACCCCATGAGCTCGACGGATTCCGTCATCGCGCCCATCGCGGCGTGCAGCAGTCGATTCTGCTCACTGCAGGACGACCGAGGAGACTCGGTGCGAACCGCCAGCGGGATGTATTGATCAAACGTCATACTCAAAAAGGTACATCGTCCGAACTGGCGTCAACTTCCTGCGTCACGGTGTTGCCGGACACGGTCCTGGTGCCGCCGGCCTGGACGCCGCTGGCAACCGGGGTCGCCTTGGCGATGGCCTTGGCCTTCGGCCCGAGGCGTGATAGTAGGCTCGAGAGCTTCGAGGCCTCCATCGGCGCAGCGCCACCGCCGCCACCACCGGGAGGATTCAGCCACGCCACCTTGCACATGGCCTTGCCCTGGTAGGTCTCCATCTCGGTCTGGATGTTGCAGGGGCGACCGAGGAACGTGGTCTTGCCCGCGAACAGAGCGTTGAGGTCTCCGTCGAATCCGAACACCTCCTTGAGGCGGCGGATGGTGTTGTCGAACGCGCTGTCCGACAGCCACGCCCGATAGACGGCGATCTTGCCCTTGTCGACGCCCTCGGACACACGCACTGGGATGCGGATGAACGGGGTCTTTTTCTCTCCGCTCTCGCCGAACCATCCCGTTTCACCGGGGTCTTCGACGATGCACTCGTAGGAACCTGCGTGTTCGATGTATTTGTTGCTGCTCATGTTGGTTTACTGAAGGGTTTCGAGTTTCTGCACAGCGGCCTTGAGGCGGTCAGGAGGGAGCGTGCCGATCAGAGGCATGGTCTTCTCCCACTGAGCCTTGGCAGCGTCGCTGAGCTTGGCGGTGGCGTACAGCGCGGTGATGCGCTCGCGGAGGGCGGACGGGCTGTTGGCCTTGATCTCACCGGACAGGCTCTCCCAGTTGAGCGGGATGCTGTCTGGCAGGTTGAGACGGTTCTTCGCGTCCCACGCGGGGCTCCACTGGGTGTGCAGCACGCGGTCGCCGCCGATGGTCTTCTCTTTCATCGCGCCCTTCTCCTTGGTCTTGAAGACCTCGAAGACGGCGAACAGGCAGGCGTCGGGCCACTCGCGGAAGATGCCGGTGAACTTCTTGTTCCCCTTCATCTCGTAGCGATCCCACGAGTCGCCACGGGGATCCTGAAACGTGCGGATCTGGACGTGCGACAGGATGATGATCCACAGGCGCTGGGCGTGGCGGATCTGGTCGAGCTTGGCGAGCACCGACACGAGCTCCTGCTCGGCGATGGTGTAGCCCTTCCCGTATCCGTAGTCCTCGATGTTGGCCTTGCCGTCCCGTTTGCAGATGCCGTCGTAGATCATCCGCTCGAGCCAGTCGGCGGTGTCGATGACCAGCGACTTGTACTCGCCGGGGTTGGTCGCCAACTCATCGAGGAGGGCGTTGAGCTCCTGAAGGGAGCTTGGGGAGAATCGAGCGACGTGCTCGAGACCGGTCAGACCGTCCTCGCTGCAAACGAACAGCGGGTTCGGAGCCTGGGATGCGATCGTCGACTTACCGATACCTTCGGGTCCGGCGATCAGGATGCGGGGAGGGAGCTCGGCGTCGCCGCGCTTCACTTTAGCTAGGATACTCATTTCAGTTCTGTGTGTTTTTGAGGTGGTTGAAGTAGGCCTCAAGCCCGAGGTGAACCAACGTGCCCAGACGGAGAGCCTCGGACGCCTCATCGTCTTGGATTTTGCGGACCTGCTCTTCGTAGTGCAGGAAATGGTGGCGGGCGCATCGACGAAGCGACGACGACCGCGAATTGGTCAGAAGCTGGCGTTCGCCGTCTGACTGGATCTTGAGCTCGTTGTGAGCGGACTTGGTCTTGGCAAACCGGATGCCATCGACCGAGGCGCGGCCCGAGCAGAGATCGAAGAACTCGCACGTGCGGTTGTAGGCGTTGCACGCATTCGGATTGCGCGGCCACAACTGCTGCTTGCGGAAGTAGAGGATCTGCTGGCTCAACTGCCAGGCGTCGCTCATGTACTCCAAGATGTCGGAGTCGAGGCGGGCGATCTCCTTCTGGGCATAGAAGTTGAACGGGTTCTCGCGCAGGACTCCCAGCACGCGGGTCTCGAACTCCTCCGGGGTCTCCGGTCGAGTCTGGACGACGTAGCCGGCCTCGGTGTCACCGGTCTCGCGCCACTTCTTGCCGTCCTTCGTCCGCACACGGTTGCCGTTCGCATCGAGTACGATCTTGGAGCCGGCCTCGTCACGCAGCGGGATCTGCGCCTGGCGTTGACCAGGCTTGCCCATCACGTCGTAGATGACGCCACCCACGTCCTGGCCGGTCTGCAACGCGCCCAGGAAGTACTTCGAGACCTGCGTGTCCATGCGAAGCCGGTCCCAGTAGTTGGACTCCGGAGCCACGTCATCGCTGGTGGTCTTGTGCTCAAGGACGATCAGCTTGCCGTCGGAGCGACGACGAAGCAGGGCGTCCATCTTGCCGGCCTCAGAGAACGAGCGGCTCGTGCCTTCGGTCTCCGGGTTCAGCAGCGGGAACGCGAACTCGCGCTCTACGTCGACGACCTGGTAGGCGCTCCAGTTGTTGCACCACACCGCGTCGTAGACGGTGACCATCGCTCGGGCCTTGGCGACCGAGAACAGATCGTCACTCTTGATTGCGGTCAGTGCGACCGCCAGTTCCTCTCTCATGCTCATGGTAGTATTTCGATTACCGTTTCTTCTTGGTCTTTTTTGCTGACCTTTTCTTGTCGAATTTCGAGCTCGATAAGGTCTGGAGAATCATCCCGCAGTACGCCCCCATATCGAAGGAGGTCGATGACGTACTTGGGGCAGACGTTGTCGGGGTCGAGGAGCCGGCAGCGCCTGCTCGTAACCACGACTCGAATGCGCGTTTTGCCTCCTTCTTTTCTCGGTGCCGCTGCCAGTGGTTCATTCCAAACAGCCGGTTGAGGCTGGGCAGTCGGTACTTGAGTGTGATCCTGAGTCCCCCTGGTGGAATGCCGTTGAAGGAACTCGGCGAGTTGCTCTTCATTCCAGCGGGGCATTGGTGAGTTTGGATAGGACGCTCGGCCAGTGGAATCTGAGGTCTCGGTTGTTGAGCCTGACAACAGGTATCTTACCCAAGGCTGCGTACTTCCTGACACGTCTCGCGCTGTATCCGATCTTCTCAGAAAGCTCGGATACCGTAATCAACCTTTCGGAATCCAGTGGATGTTCAGAGGTTTTTTTCATGCAGCAAATATGCACTCAATGTGCTCTCAAGCTGCACTCAAGGTGCGTTCAGGGTCAAATGAAATTTCAAAAAAAAAGATTACGCCGCGTGGATTGCTGAAACCGGTGCCGATCCAAAATCGGTCGATTTTCCGCCCGAAAGCTCGTGTCGAAGCATTGGATACGTCATCGCATCAAAAACGTGGATGAGGCCACGCGCAGTCTTCTTCGGCTTGAGAGGCTCGTCCTTGCGCCCCTCCAGCATTAGGAGCGTCTCCTGAGCCCACGGGCACTGGGCTGACACCAAAATCGTGTCCTGGTGCAGCTTGCTCTGCATCATGCGAACGCGGGCCTCGATCGATCCCGCGCCCTTCGGACAGCCGATCATCTTCATCTGAGGCAGATGGTGGAGCAGGCCGGCGCGGTTGAACTCCTTCTCGAAGTCCCAGGCGTCGTAGCTGCCACCGCCGCCAGGACGCCACTGGTTCACCGCGCTGTCGTCGGCGATGTGCTCCCAGGCCATCTTCCGACCGACGGCCTTGTTCCAGGCCAGGATCCGATCGACGATCTCGTTGGCCATGTTCTTGTAGAGGATCTTCTCGTTCAGGTGGCAGATCTCGTCGAACACGATCCAGATCGACTCATTCTCGAGTGGAACCAACTGCATGAACACGGCGGTCGAGTACACCTGGCCAAGGTCGTAGCCGATCGCACACGGAGCCCAGGGCACCGGAGTTAGTCCGGTTCCGAGCCTGAGGTCTCCGACGATGTGTCTCTCTGCGGAGTAGTGCTGCTTGAAAAGGGCTTCTCCTGTGGGTCTTTCGATCCACTTGCCTTCGATGAGGCGAGCCCTTTCGATCGGGTCTCCCTTGACAGCCCTTTCGAGTGTTTCCAGGTAGCTGGCCATCTCGGGCCGATGCGCGTTTTCTCGGAATGGGACATGGTAGACTGAGAAACTCTTGTCTCGTTCTCCGGTTTCGTGGTTGAAGGGCTCCTCAAAGAACACCTGGTACACCCAGTTGCTCGGACCCTTGGGATTGCAGGTCGCCACGTACTGCTGCGGGCCTTGGATGTGGCGGCGTCGGTTCAGCTGCGCGGCGATCAGGGTGAAGTAGTCACGCCCCTCACAGTCGGTCAACTCGTCGGGCAGGATGAACGACGGGTGAATACCCTTGATGCGTCCAGCGATCGCCTCGGCGTACGGAATGGCGATCTGGAGGATCGTCGACCATCCACCGTGCCGGTTACCCACCTTAAGGATTCGGTCCTTTGTGTTCGGGTCCAGCTTCGAGGGGATCCACTCCATTCCGATACCTTCCTCCCAGGCTGGCAGGATCAGTGTCTCCAGGTCATGGATCACACCGAACTTACCGGTACGGATGGATGGGGTGACGATCAGACCGAGGGCATCCCAGTTCTCGTAGACGTGCCGCACCATCTTGTGCTCGGCACCAATGGACTTGCCTGAGCCCTTCTCGCCGTAGGCCAGAATGAACGGCGCGGTGTCGTTGAAGATCTTCAACTGGGTCGGGTTGAGATCAGGCATCCACACCTTGGTGGAGGCGGGGCGGGGCTTGTGGTCTGGATTAAAGTCCAGCTCCAGCGAGGCAAGGGCCTCCAGTTCTTCGTCGCTTGTCCTAGACGGCATCGTTGACTCTCCTGTTCAGTTACCTTATTCCAAGGCCAACAGATCAAGCAAGGAGCCAGGAAAAATATGAGCCCCAATAAAATGGTCATTTCCCTTGAGGGGAACGACGAACTCAAGGAGTACCTCTCGAAGAAATCGCCTGGTGATACCTGCGAGTTCGAGGTCACCGCGTCGATGGACGAGATGACTCCCGATCAAGCCACCTTCTCCGTGAAGAGCGCCGAAGCCTACTCCGACGAGGAAGAGGCTCCCATGACTGAGGAGGCTTACACGGGGGAAGGCGAAGCGGCCGTACCAGAAAAGGGACCGGCCGCAGTGATGATCGCCTTCGGAAAAAAGAAGTAGGCCACCCCCAGGAAACCGACAACCCACTTACCTACCGTGCGGTAAAGCGATATCAACAAATTGGGGTATGGGACGGATGGGGCATCGAGCGTTTCAAGAAGGCGTGCCGCCTGCTCGGCGAGACGCCAGAGGAGCTCGCCGTCTCATGCGCTATTACCATCCGTCAGCTTCGTCTCTGGATGAAGCAGGGATTGTTCCCCGGTCACGCTGCACTGCTATTTCACCTGCGTGAGCAGGATTGGTTTCGAGCCCAAGGACTCAAGAAATAATGCCACTCAACTACAAGCTGCTCACCAAGTTCGGGACTCACGAAGATCGCCTCAAGGAGATCTTCACTGCGGCTCCGGAGCGGCTTCCTGCCGATGCTCCCGAGGAGTTGAAGAAGAACGTCCTCGCCGACTACCGCGTGCGGCAGAAGATCGAGGAGACCATCGAGAACCGGATCGACGAAGCCATCCTGCAGACGCTGCGGACCAGCCACCTGTACGCCGCCGTTGACCTGGCCTGGGACTCATCGACGATCACACGTCGCACGATCCCGCTCGTTCTCTACGCCCAGAAGCGTATCGACATGGAGCGGTGTGTGACGCAGTTGAAGGATCTCAGTTGTGCTGACCAGTTCGTCAAATACTCCGGAGGCAAGCCCAAGTCGATCGATCTACCCAAGTTCACCGAGGTCAGCATCAACCTCCTGCGGTCGATTATCAGCCGCCGCGTGGCCGCACAGAGCGCCCGCTTCACAAACCTCTACCCGTTCTTCAAGTTCGAGCCCCGTGGCACATCCGAGGCCGACAAGCTGCGGGCAGACATCCTCTCGCAGCGAATCGACATCATGGCCGACCAGTACGGCTACCGCGCTTCCCAGATCCAGTGGATCCGCGATATGCTTCTCTATCCTCACGTCGTCGCATTCCCGGCGGCGAAGTGGGACCGCGAGATCGAGTGGTACGACGAGAACGACGACAAGGCGGACGAGTTCCAGGACACAGAGGTCAAGCCCAAGAGCCGCGTGAAGCGGGAGGGTGTTCCCCTGATAACCCCTCACCCGAGCCGAGTGTTCTACGATGTGGCTCACCCGATTCAGTCGATCAACAGCGACAGTGGGTGCGAATGGTTCGGTTTTTGGGATATCTTCCGGTACTCGCAGATCCTGGACAATCCGAGCTACTTCAATCGTCAGGACATCACGTACTCGCCAGACGCCACGTCCTGGTTCCAGTCGTACTCGAGCTACTTCAGCCAGTACTACACGAAGATCTCGCCACCGGTGAATGGTGAGGACATCGCCTCGCACAACGACCGTAAGGCGCAGATGGACCGATACACGTCGCAGATGCGCGATTCTTCGGTCTACGTCACACACCTGTACTGGAAGATCAAGCCGAACGAGTGGCGCATGGGAGACTACCCGCACGCCGTCTGGCTCCACCTGGTGGTAGCGAACTCGAAGAACGTCATCGCCGCCGAGATCATGCCCGACTGTCCGGGATTCGTGTTCTCGTTCAACACGAGCCAGCAGCGCCTGGTAAACCTCTCGATGGCGCACGAGCTCCTGCCGTTCCAGGACCAGCTGTCGAACCTCTTCAGCCAGCTGCTGGAGTGTGCGAAGCGGGATCTGTTCGGCATCGCGATGTTGAACCTTGATGCGTTCCCTGTGGAGAACGAGACCGCCAAGCAGGCGCTCGATGCATTCCGCGAGGCGATGAAGAACGAGAACTTCTTCGCGCAGACCTCCGTCCTGGAGGTGTCGGTCACGAAGATGCGCGAGCTTGGTGTCGACCTGGAGAACGTCTTCAAGATCATCCGCCAGCCGCCCAATACGAATCTCAACACGATCATCAACTCGATCAGCCAGACCATTATGATGGCCGAGCGGGTGATGGCGCTGTCACCCCAGGAGCAAGGTCAGCAGAGCCCACGTGAGACATCTGCGACGGAGGTGCAGATCATCGCCGGCACGACGGAGAACATCTACCAGTTCATCTCCGACGCCGTCGACGAGGGTCGTTCTGCGGTGAAGAGGTATCTCTACAACGCTCTGATCAGCCTGGGCACCGAGGATATCTACCTGCCGGTGGTGAACCGTTATCGCCGAGACGTGGCCGAGAAGGCTGGCTTCACCATCACGGACGACGAGGGTGCCGAGATGATGCCTGGTCCGAACCCAATCCAGTTCTCGGTGATCGGCACCAAGAAGAACCTGGTCGCGGAATACATCTTCAACAGCCGCGACGGTGCCGAGCGTGCGTCGAACATCCAGGGCGCTCAGACCCTGACTCAGATGCTCGGTGTGCTGATGCAGCCTGCTGTGCTCTCAATGCTGACAAAGGAGAAGCTCGCTGACATCATCAACACGATCATCCGGCAGTCTGGCGCTGGAGTAGACGTGACGGTTGAGCCTCCTCCTGGTGAGGGTGCCCAACCTGTCATGGGTGCTCAGCAACAGATGCCGTCAGCGATTCCGAGCGAGACACTGCAATCGCAGCTTCCGACCTCGTGACACTCAAGGAGAGGACAATGGACAAAGATCAGACATCCACCCAAGGCGACCAAACACAAACGCAACCCCGCATCATCGACGACCCTCTGCTGGCATCACTCGCAGAGGATCTGTCGATCCTGGCAAAGACCGAGCAGGCTGTTCAGCAGAACCAGCCGCCCGAGATCAAGCCTGTCGACGAGAAGAAACCTGATGAGGCTAAGCCGGCCGAAACGAAGCCGGCCGAGACCAAGCCCGCCACTGTCAAGGCTGGTGTCAAGCAGCGCCCCGACATCAAGAAGGAGCTCGACGACGCACTGACACGCCACCTGGCTGACATCAAGCCGCAGGCGCAGACTCATCCCGCCCTGCCTGATCCAAAGAAGGCTGACGAGCTCGACATGGCCGGCCTTGTTGATGAGCAGATCGACGAGATTGAGGACGCGAGGTATCTCGAGCAGAAAGATCCCACTCAAAAGGGATACGCCAAGAAGCTGCTCGACTTCTACAAGGCGGTCGACAAGTGGGTCGATGACCACAAGGACGACTCAGATCGCACGTTCGACGAGAACGACGAGGAGTTCACCTCGTTCATCCAGGAGAACAAGCCGAAGTGGGCTCCTGGTCAGCGCGACAAGATCCGCAAGGCCCGCCTCATCGACGAGGCTAAGCGTGAGGCTCTCAAGGATCTGCAGCCTGAGATCGATGCCGCGAAGCGCGAGGCACGCGAAGCCCGTGTCACGCCCGTCATGGATCGCAAGGTTAATCAGTTCACCGAGGCTTTCGACAAGGCTGCGACCTCAGACGATCCGCTCGAGAAGGATGTCTTCGGCCGCTACAAGGACAGTGCTGTCGCCCTGGCTTCCGACTGGGTGCGCCTGGCCGAGGGAGTTGACGACATCACCAAGCCGAAGAACCAGGAGCAGGCTGGCCGACACAAGTGGCTCATGGAGTTCATCGGCCACCAGTCGTCTGTGTTCGATGCCCAAGGCGGCGATAACAAGATCCGCGATGGCCGTCAGTTCGTCACGCCGGTCAAGTTCGCTGAGCTTGCGTCCTCTGGGAAGGACACCTC